CTACAAACTTTTCTGCCTTTTTAATGTTTGCAAATTTTTCTTTCATTAAAGAATTATATAAGTTAAGCTCCTTTTTTAAGACACTAGTTTTTCCAAAGTGTTCCTTTACTATTTTTAGAGCAGGAGATTTGGAAGACCCGTTTAGAGTGTCAGAAGTTATTTGTCTAACTAGCATTTCAAATAACACGCCAGTGTTTTTTATTTTTGAGTGTTTTATACCTTTTGCCACCTTAAATTTCTCCCAAGTATTAAATACCTTATATTCATATATAAATATATCGGTAGAACCGTTATGTTAAGTCTGTGTCTATTAAATTAGACTCATCTAGCATATTGACTTTTTCGCTTAACATCTTTTTTTTATCATTAAACAAATCCATTGATTGAGCTATTTCTCTAGCTAATGGACTAGTACTCTTTTTATTAACTCTAGACCTATCCCTATTCTTTATATCTCGTTTTACCTTTTCTTTTCCTAACGGGTCTCTACCTCTAGCACCATTATCTGTACCATAGTAGTTATTTTCTTCAGGTCTACCAACATCGGCGTCTGTTTCTCCGCCTCTAGTTTTTCTAGTATCACCCGCAGCTCTTAGTCTTTTTCTATTTTTTTCTTTTACTTCTTCTTGAACTGTTGGTTGTTTTGCCGGGTCTTTTCCTTCCTGTTCTATCATATTATGTCTGAAAGTATTTATAGTATCTTCTACTACCTTTTCTCTTTCAAGAGATACTTCATCCTTTACAATTCCAAATACGTTTTCATATATCCAATCTTCAGATAACATTTTATTGTCTTTAATATCTCTTGCTAGGGATATTTTTGAATTCCATAATTCTATCTTTTCTTGCTCATATATTGTCGAAGGGTTTGTAAGTGATAAGTCAAAATCAACTAGGTCTTCGTTTGTGTATCCTTGTGAATATAAGTGTACTAACCCTATCTTAGTTAATTCACTAACAACTATTCTTTGTATTCTCTCAATTGTTCTTGCAAATCTTACATCTAGAGCAGCTAAAGTTGCTTTACCATCAACTCCTTCTTCGTATCCTAAAAAGGCTTTTGGTACTCTTAGTGAAGCAAGTAATCTATTTTTTAGATATTCTATGTCTTCTGTACCTGTCCATTCCATACCTGCAAGAGAATCTATACTTGTTCCGCTGTTTCCTCCTCTAGTTGGTAAATAGAAATCTTCCATCATATTTTGAAGATTAAATTTAAGGTTGTAGTCTCCAGTATTTTGATCGATATATGGCGTCTTTTTCATTCTACTTATTACTTGTTGCATATAGTTATCAACTTCATTAGGTGGAATGTTTCCTATGTCAATATTAAATACTCTCTTTTCTGGTGCACGCATAATTCTATGAATCATCATTGCATCTTCCATAAGAGTTAGCTGTTTCCAAGTTTTTCTACCTGGCTCTATAATAGATTTTCCATAAGGTAACCAGTTGGTATCATTTAACATTCTGAAATGGGCTATTTCATAATTTTCATAGTATGTTTTAGCCGTAGAATTTATATTAGATGCGTTTCCACCACCAAAAGAAGGGTCATGTAAAAATCTAAC